AAAAGTTAAAAGAAGATGAAGATTCAGACGAAGTAAAATTGTCTAAAATGGAATCCATCAAGGCTGTCGTCAACACTATGAAGGATATGACGAAGGAAGAACTTCAAACCGCTTTTGGTTTAATATCAGAAGAAGAAGTTGACGAATCCTTGACTAAAGCAGAAGTCGCCAGAAAAATCGTAGAAACTTTGAAAGGCATGGACGAAGCAGATGTTGCTAAGTTTGCTGAAGGTTGGATGAAAAAAGGCGAAGAAGAAGAAGAGGAAGAAGTTAAAAAAGAAGAAGTAGAAGAATCTACTGAATCTTCCGAAGTCGAATCTTCATTAGTTGAGATTGAAGTAGAAGACGACCTCAATGCAATCTCAGAAGCACTTGAATTATCAGAAGAGAATGCTGAGAAAGCAAAAATAATCTTTAAAGCTGCTGTAACTTTAAAAGTTTCAGAGATCAAAGAATCATTAGAATCTCAGTATTCTGAAGAATTAAAAACCTCAATAGAAAAAGTCAAAGCTGATTTATCAGAAGCTGTTGACAAGTATCTAACATATTGTGCTGAAGAGTGGACGAAAGAAAACGAACTCGCAATCGAAAGAGGTTTGAGATCAGAAATGACCGAAAACTTTATCGAAGGTCTAAAAACATTGTTCGTAGAACATTATGTTGAAGTACCAGAAGACAAGTATGATGTCATGGACGAACTCGCAAATCGTCTTGATGAGATGGAAGTAAAACTTGACAGCGAAGTCCAAAAGAATATGGAAATCGTTGAAGAGAACGAAAATCTCAAAAGACAAAATGTTGTGAGACAGGCAGGTGAAGACCTAACTGAAACACAAAGAGAAAAACTAAACTCTCTTGCAGAAGGAGTAGACTACAAAGATGCAGAAGACTTTGCTGAAAAGATTTCTGAAATCAAAGAAGCTTATTTCCCTACAGAGAGTGAAACTATTGCCGAAGAAACTATCGTTGAAGAAGGTACTGGTGATTTCTCAGATTCATCTGAAGAAAAAACCTTTACTCCTGAAATGAGTCGTTATTTGTCAGCAGTTTCTAAATTAAAACCACTAAGTTAATTTTAAAGGAGAAAATGTAAAATGTTCTTATCAGAAAATTTACAAGAAAAGTGGCAGCCTATTCTAGAGCATTCTGATCTTCCTAAGATCGAAGACAACTACAAGAAAGCTGTTACTGCAGTTATCCTCGAAAACCAAGAGAAAGCTTTATCAGAAGACAGAGCTACTCTTTCTGAGGCTGCACCTTTAAATGCTACTGGAAGTTCTGCTATTTCTAATTGGGATCCTATCTTGATCTCATTAGTTAGAAGAGCTATGCCAAATCTCGTTGCATACGACATTTGCGGTGTTCAACCAATGACAGGTCCTACAGGTCTTATCTTTGCTATGAAAGCAAGATATAACGACTATCCAACAGTAGGTAGAGAAAGCAAATCTGAAGCCTTGTTTAACGAAGCTCGTTCAACATATTCAGGTAGCCCAGATCCTACAGCTGCTGGTTTAGGTTCAGATCCTGTTAGTGATCCATTTGATGCAACTGGTCCAGAGACCTATGCAAACACTACTGGTGACGGTATGACAACTGCGTCTGCTGAAGCCCTTGGTGATGCTGCTGGTAACCACTTTGCACAAATGTCTTTCACAATTGAGAAAGCAACTGTTACAGCTAGATCCAGAGCACTTAAAGCAGAGTACACACTCGAATTAGCACAAGACTTAAAAGCAATCCACGGTCTTGATGCAGAATCAGAATTAGCAAATATTCTTTCATCAGAAATTCTTGCTGAAATCAACAGAGAAGTAGTTAGAGAAGTAAACTTACAAGCTAAAACAGGTGCCTCAGGTACTGCTTCAGCTGGTACATTCAACTTAGATGTTGATGCTAACGGTAGATGGTCTGTTGAGAAATTCAAAGGATTATTATTCCAAATCGAAAGAGAATCAAATGTTATCGCTAAAGAAACAAGAAGAGGTAAAGGTAACTTTATCCTTTGTTCTTCAGATGTAGCATCTGCTCTTTCAATGGCAGGCGTATTAGATTATGCTCCTGCTTTATCAACTAACTTGAATGTTGATGATACTGGCAACACATTTGCTGGTCTTCTAAACGGTAGAGTTAAAGTATACATCGACCCATATGCTGGTGTTGATTACTTAACAGTTGGTTACAGAGGAAGCAATCCTTATGATGCAGGTCTTTTCTACTGCCCATATGTTCCATTACAAATGGTCAGAGCTGTTGGTGAAAATACTTTCCAACCCAAAATTGGCTTCAAAACAAGATATGGAATGGTACCAAACCCATTCGTAACATCTTCACCTTTGAGTGCCGTTTCAGGTGGTAGAGGTAATAACCAATACTTCAGAAAGATGG